GCTGATTATGTAACAACAACCACTGATTTGTTTGCGGAAGAAATCCGTAAAGTAACTGGAAGGGATAATGTTGGCGTATTTTATAACTCGATTGACCCGATATGGATGAAACAATTCCAAAATAATTGGAAGCCAGACCCGGACGGACGTGTTAGAATCACATACATGGCAGGTTCTTCTCACATGGGTGACGTTGAACAACTTGAAGGTGTATTTAACGTATTGTCGAATGATTGGCAACTTAAAGATAAGTTTAAAGTAATTCTTGCCGGATGGGATACCGAAGGAAGCACAACTGACATAACATTTAATCAGGAATTTGGCACTGAACTTCAAAAAAGAGGTTTGTGGACAAATCAAATGGTGAAGGCAATTAACAGTTCAAGGGGCGATGTTGATGCATTACCGAAACTTCCTGCCGACCTTAAAGAAAAATACAGAGGAAAGGTATTTAATACGCAACAGAGAGATATTAAATCAACTGAGAGCGTATATCTTTTCTATGAAAACATTCTTACCGATAACCATCGTATGATTAAAAATCAAGATTACATGCAGTGGTTAATGAATTTCGAAAGAAATGTTAAATATGAGAATGAAGGGAACTTTGCAAGACGTTGGACTCAAAAGGCAAACATATATGCACAAACCCTTGATGAAACTGATATTGTAATTGCTCCACTTGCTGACAATTCATTTAACAGGATGAAATCGAATTTGAAACAAGTTGAATGTTGGTCAAGGAAGCTTCCAATTGTTTGTTCAGGCATTCCACCATATACAGTACATGGTAAGCATATGGAAAACTGTGTATTAATACCAATGGATTTACCAAAAAATGCTCATAAATATTGGGTTAAGTATTTGAAAAAACTCATATTGGATGCTGATTTGAGAAAACGTCTTGGTGAACAACTTTATGAGGACTTTAAGGTGGAATATAATCTTGCGGAAGTCACAAAGAAACGTGCTGAGTTCTACAAAGCAGCAGTGTTAAAAACATTGGCAGTTGTATAACATGAAAAAGTTTTTCCAGAAAATACTTCTTTGGATATACATTAAGATTCAAACCATCTTAATTAATATTAGCATTGCACTTTATCGTACTGAAGAAGAAGTGCTTAAAGCACCACAACTTGATGTTGGTGAGGATGGTAAAATAATTCAGCGTAAGCTTCATCACAATCCATTGCTCGAAAAATTCTATGCTGGTCAACGTGATGAAAAGTATGTTCAGGATTATTATGAGTTGTTGGTAAAAGCCGATAAATTTCTTCATACTGCAACATCACATCAAAGATTGGTTGCAATGGACAGGCACATGCGTCAAAAAAATTCGGAAGAATGGATGAATCAAAAAGACCCACATGGTAGAAGATATAATTATGCCGGATTCTTTGATGACAATCATAAACACGCTGGCAAAACTATTGCTGAAGTAGTTGAAATTGAATTTGAAGAAAGAAGGACGAAAGACGATGATTTTGAACTTCTTGAAATTTATGACAATAGACCGATTGAAGCAGGTGTCTCAAAGCTATATGAAGAAATTGAAAAGGCTAAAGAGGATAAGACTGAATTTGAAGTAACAGTAATGAAATCGCTTGATTTCCCGATTAGAATTACCCACACCAAAGAAAATATTGTGAATAAAATTGAACAATTAACTGAATCGTTACATGTTAAAAAAATTGGCTTTGAACACAGACAGTTAGAGTTTTTCATACCTTTAAAATTCAAAACGTCAGGCGTGACTGACCAATCTGAAATTTTTAATGAACTTATTGATGTTAAAGAAATTTTCATCAGAGATAAGTATGGAAAAATGATTGCATTTGGTGTTACCAAGTTTTTGAAAAGAATAATACATAACGACACTCATGAGGTTTGGAAGTTTCAGGGAATTGAAATGAAACAAATGGGTGTAATTTAAATTGAAGTAATATGGCAAGTAATTTTTTAGAAAATTTGAAAAATGCTGTTGATAAAGGTGAATTTAATTCTGAAGCAGCAAAAAAAATTAACGATATTGATAAATTGGCTGACGAAAAAGTTGGAAATGCAGAACAGTTAATTCAAAAAAGACTGGATGAGGCAGGAATAAAAACCGCCACAGAAGAAGATGTTGAAGTACTGAATTCTGAGTATGAAGACAAAATGAAAAGGATTGAACGAACCGATGAAGCTAATGTTTGCCTTGCAGACCTTATTAACAGAGAAGAACGAATAATAAGCGAAATTCAGGAAATGATTGAACTGGCTAATAACGCAAAAGAAGATTATGCAGTTGAGTTTGAGGCAAAAGACCCGGCATTTATGGACTTATTAGCGAAAGTCAATCATATAAACATGGAATTTAATAATTCAATTTTTAATAACTTAAACAAATAAATTTATGGCAAAATTTCAAGAAGCATCTCCCGAAGTGGAAAAACTGTTTGATGAAGTCAGAGAAAAAACTTCAATACCCCAATGGGTTGAATTCAGAGTCCTTTGTAATAATAAACAAAAGGGTGAACCTGTGAAACTTGTTAAATCAAATGACCTTGTGCAAATGTTAACCGAAGGAGTTAATTTTGCAGTTGTGGTTAATGAAGACATTTTTTCTGAATTACCGGATGATATGAAAAAATTAGCATTTGATGAAGCACTTGCAGGTGTTGCAGTGAGTGATACTGATGCAGTTTCATTAGAAAAACCCGATTTCAGCACATATAGTGGTGTGTTGGCAAAATATGGTGACAGTGAGGTAATAAAATTAAAGGAATCGGTTAAGAGTCTTTATGACGCTCAGAAGCAAAAGGAAGACCAAGAAAAAGCCGAAAAGAAAGGTAAAAGAGGACGTAAAAAAAGCGTCTTTAGTTGATGTATAGTTTTTTCATGATTCGAATCCCGGCATAACTGTCGGGATTTTTTTGTTTATAAGTATTTATAGAAAAATCTATTATAATGTTAACATATAATATCAAATTTCCACTTAACGATGATGTTACCACCAATACTTATTTTGCAATGAGTAGGGTAACTAAAGATGCGTTTAGTTCTGACCTACTCTTACTGTTGTTAACACAAAGGGGAGAGAGATATTATGAACCAGATTATGGAACTAACTTGTTGAAGTTCATTTTTGAACCAAATGATAGCATGACAGAGAAGGATATTGAACAGGAAATAAAAAACACTGTTTCATTATATATTCCCGCATTGAAAATAAGCAGTGTTACTTTCAGCACACTTAAAGATGAAGAAGGTCAGCCAATATCTGAAAATCAATTGAATGTTAACATTAAATTTACTTATAATGAAGATGCTTTTAGTGAAGCAGGTGAATTAGACTTAAAATTTTAAGATATAAAACATGGCAACAGACACAACTACAAATGTAATTCAATACGGAAGCAGAACTTTCGGAGAAATTAGAACGGATTTGATTGCATTAATCAGGCAAGCATATCCTGATGTGCTTAGTGATTTCACCGATTCAAGCGTAGGCGCAATGCTTATTGATTTGAATGCTGGTGTGGCAAACAACCTTTCTATCAATACTGATAGGGCATTTCAGGAAACACAATTAGAATATGCGCAGCAACGTGCATCTATTCTGAATATCGCAAAAAATATGGGATTCAATATCCCGGCAAGAAAACCATCAGTTACTGTGGTTGATTTTACTGTAAATGTGCCTGTTCTTGGTGATAGACCTGACACCGCATATTATCCCATATTGCAAATGGGTGCACAGATTGTCGGTAGTGGAAAAATATTTGAAACGCAAGAAAATATTGATTGGGCATCTCCTGTAAGCAATCTTGGCGACCCGAATCGTTCAATTATACCTAATCTCGACTCAAACGGCATTATTCAAAATTATAGCGTAACTAAAAGAGAAGTGGTTATTAATGGCTCAACCAGCATATTTAAAAGAGTAATTAATTCTTCTGATGTTGTTCCATTTTTTTCCATTACATTACCTGACCCGGATGTTATTGAAATTGAAAATGTTATTTTAATGGAAGGAACTAATTGGGGCACTAATCCTGAGATTGGAGAATTCTACAAACCCGGAGATAAAGGCGATGTGTATTATGAAGTAGATTTTTTGGCACAGCAACGAATATTTGTACCAATAGAACAAAGTCGCACAGAAATGATAAATAATAGTGGATTGACTGCAGGTCGTTGGATTAATATCACAAAGAAATTTATAAAAGAATATACGCCAAATGGCTATTGTAAATTAACATTTGGTTCTGGTGATGCGGATGCGGATGCATTCAAGAGCGGTTTTCTTAAAGAAGGTGTTAGTAATCGCTATTTTCTTGAAAATTTCCTAAATAATACAGCATTGGGTGAAAAACTTAAAGCAAATCACACGTTATTTGTGAGATATCGTACTGGTGGTGGAAGTTCATCAAACGTTGGGGCAAGAACGTTAACAAGTCTTGGTAATTATACACTGATGGTTCACGGTTCACAGCAGAAATTAAATCAGGCAGTACAGAGAAGTATTAAAGTAAGTAATCCGATTCCGGCAATTGGTGGTAATGATGGTTTAAGTACTGAACAAATCAGACAATTAATCAAGTATAATTTTTCAAGCCAAAATCGTGATGTTACGTTAACCGATTATTTGCTTCAATTATATAAAATGCCGGGTAAATTTGGTTCTCCATTTAGGGCAAATGCGTTTAAACAAAACAATAAAGTTGTTATTTCAATACTTGATATTGGTACTGATGGAAAACTATCGAACACAAGTACTTCATTATTGAAAGAAAATATTGCTGAGTATTTAAGTAATTACCGAATGATTAATGATTATGTTGAAATCAAAGACGGTAAAATTTACAATTTGGCATTTGATATCGATGCTTATGTTGAAAATATTGCTGATAATACAATTGCTAATAGTATAATAACCCTTGTGAGAGATTATCTTGACATTAATAATTATGAAATGAATCAGGATGTTTTTCTTGGTAGGCTTCAAAAACAAATTCTTGAAGCAAATGGTGTTGTAAATGTTATTAGTATTAAAGTGTATAATAGAGTTGGTGGACAATATTCAAATAATGTTATTTCACAAGCATTTGCAAATACAAATACTGGCGAAATTCAAATTATAAACAATACTATCCATTCAACAATGGATTCGATGTTTGAAATAAAGTATCCTGAAAAGGATATTAGGGTGTTTTTAAGGAAAAAAGTTGGTTAATTGTGGAATTGATAAAAAAAACGGTGCAAAGAGCAATGACTACTGGTCTAACTGCAACCACCACTGGTTACAGTTATATTATTATTCCAGATATTGATGCAGTCTATCATTTTAAGATTGGATTGACTGCAGAACTACAAGATATTGGATTTTTCGATGCATATGTTGCACCAGTTGTTCCAGAACCACCTGCGCCACCAACACCTGAAAATACATATTATTATATTGATGACGATGGCAAAGTATTTATTGATTCAGACGGCAAATATTTTGTTTGGACAAAATAATATAAAATAAAACAATAAAAAATGGCAGATAATAATAAAAAACTATTTAATTTATCGGGTACAACATCGCCTGATGGTGCTACCATGAGGATTGCTATTGGTAATACAGGTACTACTGCATATAATATGACCCTTAATGGTTTTAAAACGTGGTTGGGATTGACAGGAATATCGCCAACTACGATATTAACCAAAGCAGTATGTATTGGGTCATGGAATATGGACACAACAAGAGTAAAGTGCGTTTCAACTGGCGTTGCGTTGAGTAAATTGAGAGCAATTAGTGATATAACAATAATTTCGGACTCATGTGAAATGTTTGCTCCATATTATAGAAATAGCAATTGGGAATTATCTTTGGGTGTGAAAGTGTGCTGTGCACCAAGCACTAATGCATTAGTTGCGCTTGAAAGAAATGATGGTTACTTTTTCGATTCGAGCGGATTTAATAACACTGCAATGAATAGAGGCTGGATTATGGTTCATTATGTTTGTTAATTAATATGGTAACAGGAACTACAAATACAAGCAGATTAAGTGAATTGCGTAAATATTCGACAGCAACGGGGTTCACCAAACAATATTTTAGCGGTGGAACTTATTCTACAGATGGCGTTGATTATTTAACATCAATTTCGGGGGTATCTATTACGTATTATCTTGGTGGCATTAAATATATTGACGATGTTGCAAACGAAATTACAACATTTATCTATGCTCCTTCAGGTACGAGTAGTCCTGATTTTATCAATGCGCCATATTATAAAGACCCTAAAAAAGAAAACATTATCAGCAACCCAAAAATTAACGATGATGTATTTATAGTAAGACAAGAATTATCTGCATTTGAAAATAATTATAGGTTAGAACACATTAGAAATCTCAGTGAATTGTTAACATATGCAGGTGGTAAATATTTTAACATTGTAAGTAATACATAACAGCATGGCAATAGGAACATATGGCATATCGAGACCCGCAGACGTAAGTGTTGATGACATTAATGTGTATTATAATTATACACCAAACAGGGAAACAAGTAACAATATAATTTACAGCTTAAATGCAAGTGAAATACTTGAATATTGTTATTTACCTGATGATGAACAAGATATTGCCAACTATACTGAAAATTTATTGGAAGGCTTATACAATTTAAGACTTCCTGCTTCTATTTTTAATCAATTGGGCATATATACAATATACATTAAACCTAAAATGACACCAATATTGGTGGTGGATTGTAGCGTATTATCAGCTTTGCCGACAGTGAAAGGTATTGTGGTGAATGTAAATGATTTGCCGGAAGCATTAAGAGCAAACAACGCTTTGCAGGGATATAGAATTGAATATGTGAACAGCGACACCTTAAAATTGAGGAATGTTGTTCGTTATGTTGTTACTTCGAATAAAGTAGTTCCGGTTAGTGAAAACGTTGGTAATACATCACAGAGAGCAATAAGATATCGTTTCGATGACACTGGAACATTAATGTTTTTACAGGTAACTCCAAGTAGCTCATCCGATGTTAAACCAAACGCATTGCCTTTCATTGGTAATCCGGGTCAAACCATACTCATTTCAAATACTTTTTTTACTCCATTAACCATTGAAGTCGAATTGGTTGAAAATACTTTAGATACTTTGGCTGACATCGTTGCTGGTGAACAAATTAAAGATGTTCAGAAAGGTATTCTTACACATTACGATAAGAATAGAGTTATTACAAAACAGTTTAACTTGTATGAAATTAAGGAAGATGTTACTGATGTTCCATTGTTTGAAGTTAAAGAAAAGCGTACAGGTATTGACGAAACACAAAATTTTGATGATATTGTCGATGAGGTTCAATAAATAATAGCAGAATTCTAACACAAAAAAATCCCGATGTAATGAATTGGGATTTTTTATTTTATTGTATTTATAGTAAAATGTATAATTTGTGGCAAAAGTAAAAGTTGTAAATACAAGGCTCGATTCCAACTTAAATGGTACTAATTTTAATAACATTCCATCTGAAACGATTTTTTCATTTGGTCGCTTTAATGTGACTTCGAATTTTGATGGTAGAACACCAATTGATTATACTAATGAGTTGAGTTCATTTGTGCGTGCAGTTACATTGGAAACAATGGGCGTGACTGAAACACAATCACAAATTTTGCATGCGTATGCAACAAATGCTGTATTAAATCTCGATAAGAGTGACCTTAACACATTTGTAAGATATGGCTCTGCATATGAATTTTTAAGATTAATGATTGAGGGAATTATTCTTGCATATCCGGGTAGCCTTTTCATGAGTTCTCAAATGGAAATTGGGGGTAATATTACATACTCGAATTATTCCGCAGATACTATAACAAACACAACTACGTTTACAATACCGATTGAATATATTGCAAATAAATTTGGCTTGGTGTATAATGATGGAAATCAAACAATTCCTGATGATAGCGAACTTAAAAATTTAAATTTATCTTATGACAAATATGTTGTCTGGTCTGCAGCGAATCCAACAGGTAATTCATTTTCAGTTATTGGATTTACTGGATTTACAACTGATAGCTCAAAAGCCAATTACAATAAAATTTTATTAAAAGTATCAGGTAATCCATTTCCAGCAGAAATATTTAGTGGTTATACATATGAAGTTGATTTTCACATTAAGCCAAACAATTTTGTTTTTGAAGAATTTAGAGCATTGCTTAATGATTATCAAAAATATATTGTTTCAGAGAGGGATGGCACGAATGGTTTTAAGTTTGTTCTTAAAGACCCGACATTACTTGAAGATGGTTCGGTTGTTTATGGTGATTCAAATATGTTGTGGAGCACTGGCGACAAGTACAATATTGATATTGACACACCGAATTATAGAAACTTTTTGAATAGCATTCTAAATATCGGAAGTAAGTATGATGCGATTAAAACCGATTTAATTGCCAGATTTTTAACACCCGCATCGCTTAAAACATATGACCTTACCGAAGAGGGTAAGATGACAAAACTTCTTAGAATTTACGGTAGAGAGTTCGATGAATTAAGGCAATTTATTGATTCCTTAGTTAATATTAATAAGGTTACATATAATAAAATCAACAACATACCTGACCAATTAGTAAAAAATCTTGCCAGAACTTTTGGGTGGGATTATTTCTCGTTAGTTAATGAAAATGAGTTGGTTGAGAGCTTTTTAACTATTGATGATAGCGAGAGGAATTTAAACACTGATTTGCTTCCGGCTGAAATAGATATTGAACTTTGGAGAAGAATTTTAATCAATACAAATTATTTTTGGAAATCAAAAGGTACTCGTGAAGCAATAAAATCTATGTTTTTGCTCATTGGTATTCCAGAACCCTTTATCAACATTACTGAATATGTCTATACTGTTGACGGTAAAATCAATCCTAATACCGTACCATTAACATTGGAAGAATTACCATCAGCATCGTTACCGTATGATAAAGATGGCTATCCGGTAGCTCCTATTGAATCAAGCACATTTTATTTTCAGGTTTCTGGGGATACTGATAGTGGTCAAGCATATATGAACGTGTTTCGCATGGTTGGATTTGATTTAACACCAATTGTTGATAACAAAAAATCGTGGGTACAAGCAGGTGCAATAACCAGAATTGATGACACAACGCCACAATATTATCAGGAAGACAGTAAACTTGTTTTGAATACAAAAGAAGTGGACGTTGCGCTTGATACTGCACGTGGAATTGAATATGACGTATTTGATTACATAAAAAATCAAGATTTTAAATATAATTCAAGTGGTTATACATTACCATTCACATACGTTAACATTTCATTAGGGGTAACTGGTTCACAACAAACATTTCCATTACCACCAGCAGTATATTCATCCAATAAAATAAAGGGTGATTTAGAAGTTCGTTTCAATGGAATATTATTAAATGCGCCAAAAACTGGAACAACAACGGGAGTTACATATCAAGCGGATTATATTATTGATGAGGTAACAAAAACATTTACATTAACTGGTGAAACTGGCGCAATGTATGCCCAAAATAATAGTTATCGTAGAGATGTTGTACAGGCAACATTTGTATATTCAGGTGGAACTGAATTTATTAGTGGAATTACTGTTCAATATCTTGTAACAAGGGTTAAAGCGAATTTACTTGGTACTGAAATTCCATTACCAAGTATGCCACGTGGTGATGTGCAGGTCACAATAAATGGTGTTGCCTTAACAAAGGGAACTGCTCAATTTAATGCAGATTATGTTGTTGATGCAAATAATAATAAAATTATCATACAAAATGCCGATGTAATATCATATTTGGGAGTCAATCCTAATGTTCAGGTAGCATATCTTGAAGTAATTGGTAGCGATGACATTAATGTAAAAAGTGAAATATATAGGGTAGACAGTTTTAGCACAGGTAAATTATATTACAACTCATTAGCTGGTAAATATGTTTATAAGCTCAACTATAAGGTGAACAATGCAAGCGAAGTTAAACTACTTATCGATGGAATTGCGTTAGAACCCGGTATGGATTATAATGTAAATATTTCAAACCCGTATGAAATATTCTTACCTTCAGGAATTAAATATGGCACAGTAATTAGTGCATATTATCTTGTGGGTGGGGTGGATTATTTCAATCCGATTGTTGGTGATGTGTTTGGTCTTGGTGATATCAGCCAACTATCATTTCTTGAATTTATCGAATTGCTTCAAAGAAGGATGATAAATGCAAGGAACAGAAAAACAGTAACCGATTTTAAAGGTGGGTGGTATCCCACATTGTTGAATGTGTATATTCAATATTTAAAAAGAGCAAATATTGACCCAGAAAGTGATTTACATTCAAACGGATATACTTTTGAGAATCTATATTCGTTTTTGAGCAAATATAATGCATTCTTCCAGAGGTTTGTTGACCAATTATTGTCGGCAACAATTATTCTCAAAAAAAGTGGTTTACTTATTAGAAACAGTATATTCACGAAGCAAAAATTTGCATATAAAAGAGGGGTTAATATGTATTCTGGCAATACTGTAAGTACTCTCGATATGAGAGGTATGGCAATGATACAATATCTTGGCGATGACGGTAGTGAATTTATTATAGCGCAAACAATTCCTGCACCACCGCCACCACCACCGACATTATATGTTGAAACAATACCGGGGGTACTTGGTAGTATAATTACTGGTGGTAAGAATATCGTTGGATATGATTTACTCACAGAATATGGTGTTTTATATAAGAAACAAGCTGATAGTATTTGGTGTAAAAATTCGCAATGTGGTTCATTGAGTGTTAACACATATGCAACAACTTTAACGGGATTGGATTGTAGTACCAACTATGAATATAAAGCGTTTATTAAGTCAAATATTTATGGTTATACTGGTACTTCAGAATGCACAACCACACCTGCACCACCAGTTACAATCACACTATCAACATGTCCAGCATTGAGTATCGACTATAATAGTATTGACAATACTGGTGGTATTGTCCTTCCAAGTGAATGTGGTTTAGCTGTTGATTATTATGGCATGCAATATAGAGCAATTGGTACTGTTGGAGAATTTGGATGCATGACTCTCAGTCCTACCGCATTAACATATACATCAGCAGGTGGTTCTCAAAATATTACAATTTGTGGTCAACCTACTAATTGTTTCTGTGTTTCAAGTGCACCTGCGTGGATAACAACTGAAGCACCAGAACCGCTTTCACCATTGGGTGTGAATCATATCGTTACTGCTTCAGCAAATGCGGGTGCATGTAGAAATGGAACAATCACATATAGTGCAGTAACAAATTGCGTGAATGTCAGCGTTTCGCAAGCAGCTTATATTCCAACAAGCAAATCTGTGTGCATACTTTGTTCACCGGGTGGTTATGGCACAAATTATATCGATGAAGAAATACTTGCTTGTGGTGCTTTTGGTAGTAGTGCAGGTGGTATTAATCCAAATATGTCACCGGGCGAATGCTTCTATCCCACATTTACTTGGTGTATTTGCAAACCAGCAACAGTACACGCCCCATACCCACAATGTGTTGAATTGAAACGTAATGGAACAACAATATATAGTAAAAGTGTAAGTTCAAAAGCAGCTTGCAGTTGTAGTGGTACTTGGACAACATGTGTTTTCTATGGTGATTGTATTGAAGTGGTAACATGTGCAACAGCACAAGAAGCGGAATGGGGTGGTCAAACAAAAGCAAGTAGGGCATCAATTCATATATCAAGTATTGGTGCGGGTGCTGGTAGTTTCACCATTGGCGCATCTCCGTTTAGTAGCAGTATAACTTGTGGTGGAGCGTATTTACCAGTATAAAAATAATTGTATTTATGATAAATAAAAAATAATATGCCAATATTTCCTACACCAGAACCTTGGAAAACCACTTCACTAAGTACAGGTCCTGTTCTTGGTGGCACATATAATTGTACAATTACTGCGTGCATATCTGCGAGTACGATATATGAATATAGAGCATATTCAGTTATTGATGGTGTACCATATTACGGAAATGTTTTAACAGGATGTACGTTAGCGTGTCCTTCAGGCATTCCATTGGTTTGTACAGGTCCTATTTTACCTGCATCCATTTGTCCAACGCAAATGCTTATTAAATATAATGAAATGTGTGATGATTGTGGTGCACCTATTGCTGAATATGGTGCAATATATACACAAAATCCAGTGTATGGAACACCAACAACCTTATGTTATCAAAACTACCCCGCACATGTTTGTAAGTCATCTATTTGTGGAACAATAAATGATGGATGTAATTATTTGACAATGCTTTCAGGACTTACTCCAAATACAATGACATATTATAGGGCATTTGCAAGGAATGTAAACGGTAGTGGTTATGGGGATATTTGTACGCAACAAACTGCTGCACTTCCTGCTATTCCAATTACAGCATGTATTTGTGTTATAAATAATTATTATAATGAACATCAAGGATATATTTGCTTAGACCCGCCATTAGCAGCAGGGCAGTGGGCAGAATTATCGATAAACTATAATCAAACAAATTTGGGTAGTTCTTATGCAGATATTGCACGAATCAGAGTATATTGTAGAGCAAATGGTGCACCATATTATACTGAAATTACGGCAAATATTGACCCATCATATGTTATGTGTACTGATGTTAGTAGATTCTGTGGATATGGCGGTGGACAGATATTGTTAAATTGTGGTGATTCAATTTGTTTCTCAAATCAAGTTGAGAGCATGATTGGTTCATGTAGTTCGTTCTGTATTCATCCATATGACAGTAGTTCTGATGTTAACATAGGGGTACACCCAGATTATTGTGAAGATTGTATTGTCATCACCTAACATAAAAAATAAAATTAATTGTATTTATGTTTAAAGAATAAAAAATGGCATTTATTGAAAAGAAAGACCCGGTTGTTATTAATATTAAGTTAACTTCAAAAGGAAGAGAACTTTTATCAGAAGGAAATTTGAATTTTCAATACTTTGCTATTGGTGATAGCGAAATTGATTATAATTTCATTTCAGAAGCGCAAGTTGTTGATTCTGAATTTACTGCATATAATTTAGGTGTGTTAAGACCCGCAGATAAAAATCCAAAGCAGTTGTCGTTTATCACCAAAACATTATCTGGCGACCCATATAACGAAATTTCAAGTGTACCTTCATCACCATATATTGTTTCAAATACCGTTGATTCTCTTGGATTCTTTACAAATATTACTAATACACAAGCAACTTTTATTACTGATGCTAATCATGTAAAGCAACCAGATGCAATGATTGATATGGGTACTATTGCAGGTGGAAAGCAATTGACGTTATTGAAAGCACCAACATATGGTACAAGCACTGCTGAACCAGCTATTGGTGACATGTTATTGGTGAAATGGACGTATGGTTTCAACACTACTGGTCAAACAGTACAAAGAACATTACCAACACCATATTTGTTTTATAGAATTGAAAATAAATTATCTGGTAGTCTTGCATCCAACAATTTGGTTGTCGAAGTTGATAGATATTTACCAAATTTTAGCGGTCTTTCGTTAAGTGGAGTATATGCTGGTGCATTAATATATTATGATTTTATTAATTTCAGTGGCAATACTGTTTTCACCATGTCATCTACTGATTATTTGGATGAAAGCGTATTATCGTTTTTACAAAATAGTCAATGCCCAACAATTGTATTTCCATTTTGGAACATGTCGATTATATTTACTGAAGAAATTGCAGGTGTTCAACCAGAAAAATTGAAATATACTCAGTTTAATAGTAGAATTTATGCTGGTTTTGTATCGTACATTCAAAATCAAGCACCTGTTTATAAGAAATTAGGTGTTATACACTATACCAACTCATCGCCAGCTAATGTTTATGCTGAAGGGTTCTATCTAAACACGCCCGTGCTTAAAATTCCAACAATTATGTGGCATAAGTCAACAGGTGCTACATTGGGTGTTACTTTAAGAGCATATGGTAGTCCAAAATTATTGGTGAATAGTAATACAGGTGCAACTTCACTTGATACAGAATATTATGATTTGGCTGATGAGGATGGAAACGTTGTTGGAAAAGTGTTTACTGAATTAAAATTGTTTGTAATTGAAGACCAAGAACTTCTGTTTGCGATGTCATATAAGTCAAATAGAAGCTGGACACTTCCAAACTATTATGCAAGCACAAGTGCATTGCCAGATTGCCCACCAATGTCGCCAATTGTTATGTGGAAACCATTTACTATGATTACTCCGACATTAACTGTGGTAAGTAGAGAATATTGTCACTCAACATCAGGTGGTTGGAAGCCTATTACTGATTTAAATAGCGTATTTACGTTAGCGGGTGTTGAAGATACTGGATATAGGGTAGGTGTATGTAATGGTGCGCTTGTTTCAGGTAGTGTGTCGATTGGTAGATATCACATAGTGGATGACACCATAATGTGTACATATGCGCCAGTATCAATTGCGCCAAACAGTTGTTGTGCAGTTACTGTGACATACACTCATTGCACATCTTGCACACCACCTGATTATTACTTTAATGGTACAGCAAGTTAAATAATTTAAAATGAACGGCAATACAGTTTTCATATCATATTTTTTTGAATCATTGAGTGGATTTTCAAGTGCAATCCATTGTAACTATATTGGAAGAATTGAGTTAAATGACATCAATCCAACAATTGAAACAATTAGGCTTAAATTCTCAAATATTGATGATTTTAAATTTTTAAATTCAAATAGTGGTTCAACAACTGGCTATTCTGCACATAAATTGTATGCGTTGGTTCAATTAATTCAATATACGGATGTTGATGATTTGGCTGATGTTAAACCAGTCCCGGCATTGTGGAAAACATATGAATTAACACATCAAATTATAGGATATCCGACTGGAAATACGAGATTAATATCACCTGCTGATATGGTTGGTGTTGTGTTTGAAATACCACTTCTCGACTATTACAATACTGGTTCTACTGAATTTAGTGCATATAATTTAGACTATTTAAGCTATCCAATTCCAACAGAAACCGATAAATTGTGTTTTGGAGATGAAACGTATTTCTTTGGTACAGTTGAAAGTGAAGTGGAAGCAGATGTGTTCACAACAGACCTTTCAATTAATTTGGCTTTGGGTGAATTTAATTCAACGACAAATCCGACATGGGATGGTGTATCTTCAGTTGCAATATCTGAAGTTGGAATTTATGATGAAAACAAGAATTTGGTTGCCATTGGTAAATTAAATAATCCAATTATCAAGGATTCGTCAATTACAAGAACCATATCATTTGCAATCGATTTTTAATTAAATGAAAAGACCTTGGCTATTAATATTGATTTTCTTATTGCTAATTGCATTGGGAATAGTTATTTCTATTGTTATAACCAAGCGCAGAGAAGCGAGAATAAATCGTTTTGAGTTTCCAACAACAATGGTTGCAAATAATTATACATCGCACAAGTATGCGGATACTATTTCATTAGTTATTCTGAATAAAATATATCAGTACGATACGGTTAATTTAAATATTTATTATGCACCGAAGCATTTAAGTAATGATGAATATGATATTATTGGATTTATTCAAAGAAACCCATATCAGCCACATTCATATAACATTTTTGTGAAAAATGGCACGCTTCCAATATCAATAAAACGATTTTTATCACATGAGCTAATACATTTACATCAAATGGAAATTGGTGATTTAGTTCAAATTGATTACACCAAAATTGTTTATAAAGGCGACACGATATACTTTTCACAAGTGCCATATGAAAAAAGGTTGTATGAGATTGAAGCCGGTTTACATGAAAATGGTATTCAAAAAGCAGTGAATAAGCTACTTTATTCAAAATAATCACCCAAATCTATAATTTTTTATAAATTCTTAGTATTTATTATAAATTATGATTAAAAATTTATGATACATATGAAAGAATTAATCGCAGCTAATGGAACGAAACCAAAGTCTATTATAATCGATGGTGATTTACACAATAGATTTAAGACATTATGCAAAGGCAAAAATTTAAAAATTGGTGGCGTGATTGAAGACCTCATCAGAGCATATTTGCGTGACCCTCTTGGAATGCAGCAAGTAATCAATGCCGTCAAAGATGAAATAAATGAGGCAGAACAAAGAAAATATATTACCGAAGCACTTAAAAAGTAATTTATGGAAAAGTATATTTGGTCATTAGATATTAGTACTACCAATATTGGTTTTGCATTGTGGGATGATAAGGGAAAACTTATTGAACTTAAACATCTTGAATTAAAGACAGGTAAAGACGTGCCTGTGGATGAAAGAGATATTCATAAAGCCGAAATCTTTAGAAAATTTGTGGCTAACTATAAGGAACATATTTTAAATGACCTTAATGGAGAACTGATGCATATTATTGTGGAAGAACCGCTTGGTGGTAGCAATAACCCAACAACCAATTCATTATTGTATGGATTTAATGGCATTTGCAGATATATCTTATTTGTAATGTTCGGAATTTATCCAATGAAAATCAGCGTTTATGATTCAAGAAAACTGTTCTGTTCTGAATTAGTTGTGGCTACTTATAACAAAAAGGGCGAAAAAAAGGAAACACTTTCATTTCCCAAGAAATATATTAAAGAAAAAAAGTTGTATATCTGGGAAAAAGTTTGTAAATTAGAACCGCAAATCGAATGGATTTATAAAAAGGACAGTAAAGAGCCAAAAGATATGTGCTTTGATATGTCGGATAGCTATGCGGTTGGATTTGCAGGTTTAAAGATGCTGGGAATTATTAAATGAAGCGTGTATATTTAATTCAGTCATTAGAGAATAGTTATTACAAGATAGGGGTTTCCAAAGACCCCAAAAAAAGAATAAAACAATTACAGACGGGTAACTCATCCGAATTGAAACTGGTTGAGTCATACCCGTCTGATTTTGCTCATCAAATCGAAAAAACATTGCATCGAAGGTATTCGCATCTTCAAAGAGAAGGAGAATGGTTTGACATGGGCATAAGCAATGAAGTTTCTTTTATTCAGGAATGTCAAAAAATTGAAGAGACATTAATTTTCTTGAAAAAAAATAGTACCGTATTTATATAAAACCTTGACAAATTGGGTTTTTTGTTTTAGCTTTGACAAAAATTTTTGAAATAAATTTTATTAAAATCATAACGGTATGACAAAAGAACGTATTGAAAAAGCAATTGAAATCATTAATTATGCAATCAAAAATCAAATATCAGTTAAAGAGGCTTCCGTTAAATGCGGACAATCTGATACGTATGTAAAAAACACAAAAGCCGTTGTCTATGACAAATATGACGAAGGCACGCTAAATGACGAACTATTCACAATGTTCGATACTGCTTACAAAAGATACACTGAAAACACAGTATTTGGTGTTAAAGCAGAAGAAAAATTACCCACAGCACCCGATAAACCAGCCGACATTCCCCCAGCAGCAAATGGTAGAGAACAATTAACTTTCGAACAAAAGGGGAACACCGCAATAATCGATTTTAAAACTGACGATAAAATACTTGGAAATTCGGCAATTAATCAGGATATGATTGATAAATCAATACCCGCAAATCAAGCAATTTTAAGAAATCTTGCAGAAGGTGATGAAAGTTATCCCAAAAATCACATAAAAACACTTGATGAACTTCTCGATTATTTAAATGTTGACAGGGAAGTTTGGAGAGTTGAACGCACACGCTTGAATAAATGGGATGTAACATCATGGTCGGAAGGTTATGCCAGAACAATTCAGAATTTTCAGGTAAGAGCAGACCTTGTTAGAAACATTCAAGTTGTTAAAGAAAGAATGGCTGGTGAGATTTTCATCGACATGATTAAAAACTATAAGCCACCCGTATTTTTTGTGGGAAATACTGATGCCCCAAAATCAGATGAAAATAACCTTTTTGAAGTATCGATATTTGACCTTCACATGGGTAAGCTTGCATGGGGTGGTGAAACCGGAGAAAATTATGATACGAAGATTGCACGTGCAAGATTTTTGGAGTCAATTGAAAAATTGGTTCATAGGGCAAGTGGTTTTGATTATTCTCGTATTCTTTTCCCTGTAGGTAATGACTTTTTCAATAGCGACACAATATTCAATACAACCACTCAGGGTACTCAGCAGGATGAAGACCTTCGTTGGCAGAAAACATTTAATGTTGGTACAAGACTTCTTGTTGATGCAATTAATTTGCTAAAACAGACAGGCAGACCTGTTGATGTCGTTGTAATTCCCGGTAATCATGATTTTGAACGCAGTTATTATATGGGCAAATTCCTTGAAGCGTGGTTTAATAACGACCCATCAGTAACCATGTATAATGGTGCATCACCAAGAAAATATTATCGTTTCGGTAAGGTGTTACTTGGGTTCACACATGGAAGTGAGGAAAAAGAAAGTTCACTTCCGCTTCTTATGGCAACAGATATTGAATCTAAACCAATGTGGAGCGAAACGATTTTCCATGAATGGCATCTTGGTCACATTCATAGGAAAAGAAATGTGAACTATAAAGTTGTTGACACCAAAGAAAGAACATTAAATGAAGATTTGGGTGTTACCATCAGGTATCTATCAAGTCTTACTGGAACAGAAGAATGGCATCACAAGAAAGGTTTTGTTGGTGCAATTAAAGCAGCAGACGCATTCATCTGGAATGATGAGTTGGGTCTTATCGCACATCTGAATTCAAACTTAATTATAGAATAAAATGGCAAAATCAAACTTAGTGAAATTAGCAAAAGGCGGTAAAAATACAAAAACTAAACCCGCAACAAAACCTGCAGTGAAGAAGGTTGAAGAAAAACCTTTAACACCGGAAGAAGAACGTGATTTGAAAGCAAAACAAAAAGTGAAAGAATTATTGAGTGACGTACCACTTGTTCCACCAACAAGCGATGAAGTGCTTGAACTTGAAGAAGAAAAGAAAGAAGTAGAAGGCGTTGATTGGCTTACGGAAGAAGTTACTAAGCTTACTGCTGAAAATGAACAGTTGAAAGCAGATTATGGTAAACTTTTTGAAGAAAACAAGAGACTGAAAGCAGGAAAACCAGCAATCACTGCAGATGAATCTGCACCCGTTGATGAAGGTGCTGTGAAAGTAAATCTTGTGAAACTTTTCAATGAGTTACAGGCTAATTATTTGAGAAATCCGGGTGTTTCGCAATTTGGAACTCCGAATTTTATTATCTATCCCGTTGCATTTATGGAAAGAATGGTTATGTTCTTTCCGTTCTTGGGAAAAGAGAAAAAGTACAAGGCATAATTTTTGTTCAATAATTTTTAATACGTAAATTGCTCTAAAATCTTTGTTTTGGAGCAATTTTTTATTATATTTGTGTTGTGATTAGAGGACAAGAATTTCATAATATCATTCAGAACATTTTTGGTGATGTTCAAGGTTATCTGCAATCAGAACAGTTGCAGGTAAACTGTCCACGTTGTCAGGAAAGAGAAGGCTTGTCACATCCAGATGGCAAATTTAACTTGGAAATAAACACAGCCAAGCGAATGTTCAGATGTTGGAAGTGCGATGAACCACGTTTTTCTGGTTCATTAGGCAGACTTGTTAAAATGTTTGGTTCTCATATTGATTATGATGTCTATAAATCATATGCGGGTATTTTTCATGACTACGATTTAAATGAAGATGAGAAAGTATATGCACCCGTAAAATTGCCCGAAGAAATGATTCCATTTTCACAAATGGAAAGTGGTAATCTTGAGCATTTTGAAGCATATACGTACATGGTTGCCGATAGAAAGATATCAAGAGAATTGATGTTAAAATTTCGGCTTGGTTTTTGTACAACCGGAAAATACGCCAAAAGAATTATCATACCGTCATATGATGCTAATGGTGAAATAAATTACTTTGTTGGAAGAACTTATGACCCCAAGGAAAAGAAAAGAAAGTATTTGAACCCTGTTTCAGATACAAGTAAAATTATTTTCAATGAAGGTCTTGTAAATTGGGATTCTACTGTATATCTTGTTGAAGGTGCGTTTGAAATGTTATCATTCCCGGCAAACATAATACCAATGCTTGGAAAAACATTATCACCCACATTGTTTTTGAAACTGAAAGAATTAAAGCCTGATGTTGTTGTTTTATTAGACCCTGATGCATATAAAAATGCAGTGGAACTATATTACATGCTTTACACTATTTATGTAGGCTGTGAAGATAGGGTCAAGATTGTTAAATTGCCGACAGAAGAAGACTTAGATGAACTTCGTAGGAATAAAGGTGTTGACGAAGTGATTAAGAGTCTTCGAACAGCAAGGGGTTTAACCATCGATGATTATTTTATTAATAAGTTGCAGAAGCCGTATGTTGCGAGAAAGTCAGGAAACGCTTACTCTAATTCAAGAAGTTTTAAATAAAAACAGAGTAGCTGAAGAAAAGTTTTATAGTAAATATAAAAAGATTATTGAAGATTACATTAAGTACAAACTCCCGAAGATTCAAAATAAAGAAGACTTTGAAGATTGTGTTTCAACTATTTTAATTAAAATATTTCTAAGTCTGGATAAGTATAATCCAGAAAAGTCAAGTTTTAAATCGTGGGTTATTGTAATTACACGGCACTATATGTGTGATTGGGCAAAAAGCTGTACAGTATCGTTTTCAGGTGCAAGCATACCGCTTTCTTTCACATCATCGTTTGATAGTACATTTACTATAAATGGCACTTCTTGTAATTATTCTGTAAGCAATAACAGTAACACTGGTGATGGTTTTGATACTGTAACATACACATCAAGCAGTAATGATGGAGCATTTGTGGCAAATTCGTCTTATTTTACTTCTCCAAACACCGTTGATTTCGAAAATTGCAATTCGTTGATGCATATTTCAAATCAAATATCGTCTGCAGATTATACGTTGTTGAATATGAAGTATATTCAAGGATATGATTATTGCGAAATCGGGAAAGAATTTAATCTTTCAAGCGATACTGTAAGTAATAGAGTTAATTACTTGAAGACCAAATTAAAGAAAAATAATGTTAATTTAGTATATGAATAAAAAAGGTTCGCCTATTATGACGAACCTTTGCGCATTGGGACTCTTAACATTATTACTTAATCTCAATTTGTTTCGCTTCTTTTTTGATTTCAACTTCCATTTTTGGAATGCTGAGTTTCAATATTCCATCTTCAAATGAAGCCTGAACATTTTCTTTATCAACAGATTCTGGCAACGTAAATGACTTTACATATTTACCATAAAATGTTTGCTTTTTGTTATATTTCTGGTCGCTTTCTTTACGTTCCGCACTAATTGATAATACATCATCTTCAACATTAATTGAAATGTTTTCTTTCTTCACACCAGCCAATGATAATTCAACAACATACTCTTTATCTGTTTCAATTACGTCATGCAATGGATTTCTGATTGTTAAATCATTCCAAACTGGAAGTCTGAAGAATTCATCATCAAAAAATCTGTCAAATAATGTAAGGGTCGGAGTTGAATTTCTTAATATTGGTAACATAGCTTTTAAATTTTTATAAATAAATGTAATTTTTTTTATTTCCGTATTTACAAAAGCAATACCATTTCACTTATTGTGACAATTTGTCACAACATTTTTCTTTGAAATGACATTATGACAAATTTTAAAAATCCTTGCATTTATTGGGGGTTTTAGATATATTTGTGAAAAATTATTCTTATTTTAAAATTATTGTTTATGAAAACGAACGAACAAACCCAAAATGAACAATTCGTAAAAGAATCGTTAATCCTTAAAGGAGTTGCAAACAGCCTTCTTTCAATGCAATTCCCCAAATTTAAAAATCTTATTGAAATGCTCGAACACTTTGACTATGAAGTGAAAATTGACCCAAAAATATTTGCAACTGGCAATGTTGTTGTTGATTTTGCACGAAAAAATCGTGAAGTGTTATCTGCAATGAATTCTTACGAATATGAAATATCAAGCCGAACCAATTCATATGAAGGAAAAAGTAATGTGTATACTGGTCTTTTGAAAAAAATTGTGTTGTGCGAAAACATAATGTCGTTATATGAGAATGACAATAAAACCGAAATTAATTATCTTAAATTACTTATAGATTTTGATAGGAACGATAAAAGATATATGAGAATCATTGATTTTCTATCAGAAAGAGGAAACGTGTTTGCACCGAATTTACCGATTTTTAAATATTCAGGTAAAACGTATTCAATTGGAGAGCAATCATTTAACAGTGAAAATGATTTGATTGAATATTTCATGCAAAAAAAAGAAAATATATTTGTTTATCAATTTAAAATATTAAATGACAACTCAGTTGCTGTTAGATATTGCATTGAAAGAACGATAAATTAATTTTATATAATTGCACATAATTGATGATAAAAAAAATAGCACATCTTGCGGATATTCACATACGTAAGACTCCAACTCGAAATGAAGAATACCAATTGGTATTTAATAATCTCATAAAATCACTTCAAACTCAAAAGCCAGACAGGATTGTTATTGTTGGTGATTTGGTTCATGATTACCTTGACCTTCAGGGTGAACAATTAATTATGGCACACGAATTACTCACTGCACTGAGTAAAATTGCTCCGGTTCGCATAACCAGAGGTAATCACGATTGTCGTAAAAAGAATTTGAAGCGTGTTGATAGTGTTAAGGCAATTGTAAAAACACTTAACAATCCCAATGTCTTATATTATGATAAGACAGGGTTTTACGGTGATGACAATTTAGTTTGGGCGGTTTGGCATCATGGTGACATGAAAAATAATCCTTGGAAGACAAAGAAAATAAAAATAATTGGTGGTGATAATGTTGGTGTTGAAATTTTAGATGCATCACAACTCACAATCATTGATTTGTTTCATGACCCCGTAAATGGGTGTAAATCTACAACTGGTTTTGATATGAAAAGCAAATCACTTTATAAAATCAGTGACTTTAAAGGCACATTTTCAATGTTTGGTGATATTCACAAAGCACAGTTTTTGGATTCGGCTCAAACGAAAGCATATTGTGGCTCATTAATAGCACAAGATTTTAGTGAAGGTGATGATAATTTTCATGGCTATTTCATGTGGGACATTGAAAATAAGGTTGCCGACCCTATGCAAATAAAAAATGACTGGTCGTTTAAGAACATTAAGATTACACCATTTACTGATTTTAACGACTTAGATTTTGAGATTGAAAATCCAACTAAGTTTATGAGAGTAAGGTTTGTCTGGGGTACACTCCCGGAAACCAGAAATAAGGAGAATGAGAGAAAAACAGTTGAGTTTACGAAATCAAAATATAAAAATATTGTCATTTCACACAAGAACGAGTTTCTTGAAAACGAAAAGATTGAAGTAAATGAAAATGTTACGTTGGAAAATGTAACAACCAAAGCAGTACAACATGAAATTTTCAAAGAATTCCTTCAAAAAATAGGAACTGAAGAAGAAATAATTAATGATGTTATTGCATTGGATGAAGAAATATTAAATGAGATTGATTTATCTGATGATGCTGGTGGTGAGTGGAATATTGTGAAGTTTGGTGGTGAAAACTTCATGTCATACGCCAATTTGGAAGTTGATTGGAGAGAAATGGAAGGATTATTCCAAATTACTGGTAAAAATACTGCAGGAAAAACAACAATAATGAAGCTTCTCACATATGTTCTTTTCAGTAAGACGTTGGAAACCGAAACAAGAATGAAATATGGTGACATGCGCTTCGTCAACAATAGGAACAGTGCTAATTTCTGTGAAGCATATCTTGTTATTGAATCAGGTGGTGAATATTTTGGAATTAAGAGAAAAACCGAAATTACTAAAACAAGAAGTGGTGAAGTTAATGGTGCACCAACTACATTAAGCTATTATGCGCTTGCCACACCCGATGAAGAAATGACAGAAGATAATATTCTGGAAAAACTTGATGAGGACAGACGTATAAAAACGCAGAAGAGAATTGAATCAATAATCGGTTCATATGAGAACTTTATGCGTATCGTTATGACAACATCAGATACCCTTAACAGAATATTGTCAAATGATATGGCAATATTTATTGATTCATTGCTGTATGATAGTGGATTGGATATTTTCGACAAAAAGCTTGAGGGATTAAAAGCGTATCAGAAAAGGGTTAATGAAAAAAGTCGAATTAGTTGTAATGTTGAAGAAACAACACTGCAAAATACTACATTAAACAATGAAATACGCATTCTTGAAGAAGAAATTGCCAATATTGAAACAATAAAATTACCTGACGTACAGGAAAGAATAAGAAAGGGTCGTGAGTACATAGAAACACTCACAAAGAAATTATTTAAAATAGACCCCGAAATCTACACGTTGGACGTTAATAAGACCAAAGAAGATATTGGTACTCACCAGAAAGAAATCGATGATTTAAAGGCACGTAAAAGCGTCATAGAAGAAAGTATTGTTCCTCTAAAAGAAACTTATGACGAAATAAAGCTAAAAGAATTAACCGATAAAAAGGAAGTACATAAAACAAACGAATATAACTTCAAACTTGATATCAAGTCAAATGAACAGGATATTCGTGATGCTGAACATCAACTTGAAATAATTAATGGCGAAATTCTTCGATTAAAAGAAGAGGGTGCAAAATATAAGAAAGAAATTGCTGAAACTAAGAGTAGTAAGGTTTGTAGCCAATGTGGTCAGGAAATTAATAAACCTGAACATTTGGAACACATTGCTAATGTTGTTAAAGCAAAAGAAAAGCTTATGTTTGAGGTTGCAGATAAAATAACGATTAAAACTGCAAGTAAGGTGCAACCACAAGGTATTATCGATACAAAAAAGAAAGAGAATGAAGAAATTTTGAAAAAGATTGAAAAAGCATCTCTTGAAATGGAAGAAATACTTAAAGAGATTGGAATATTAACCAATGACAAGAATGATGTCGAAAAGCGCAAGGAACTTCAGACTGAACTCAACCAAATTCCAACGAAAATTCAAGTTGAAGAACTGCAAATAACAATGCTTCAGCAAAAAATTGATAATCATGAAAACAGTCTTAAACAGATTGAAGAAAATCAAAAGATTGAAAAAGGTATTGCTGCTGCTAAGTTAAAAATAACTGAACTTGAAACCGAAGAAGCTGGTGAAAAAGAAAACGTTTTAATTAGGAAGACAAGTATTGGTGAAAAACAAATTAGGATAAAGAATAACGAATTGCTCATCACTGAATTTAAAATTCAGGAACATCGTGATATGATAATGAACCTTTACAAGAAATGTGTTCATAGGGATGGCATTCCAAGACAAATGCTTGCAAACTATATCATACCGAAGATAAATTTAACGCTTCAAAATATATTAGTTGTTGCGCCATTCAAAGTATGGCTTGATGTTGATGATTTAAGACCGAAGCTTGCTTATAATGATAGACCGACAGCGATTATTGATTGTATTAGTGCAAGCGGAAAGGAAAGAACGTTTTCGAGTGTTGTTTTGAAATTTGCATTAAATCAAATTAATGTCAAAGCAAAACCGACAATATTCTTGCTTGATGAGGTAATGGGTAAACTGGATGAGAGCAGTGTTGAAGAATTCATTGAAATTTTACAGATGATTAAGAAAAACATGAAAAAGGTTTTGGTTATTGAACACAATCATGAAATCAATCCTGACTATCTGATTAACGTGGAGTTAAATGAGGATGGAATATCGTCTGTTGCCATAGAATAAATTGCATTTTTTACTATTTATTGGTAAAGAAAACAAAACATGGATTTAAAAAAATACGATGAATTAAGAAAGAAAATTAGCACAAAGGATTTTGAAGGTAACAACAAGGGATTAGATAAGTGGTTGTGGAGATTTTCTTTCATTGGTAATGCAAGTGCCATATTTTTTGCATATTTTTTAGTATATCCGGCACTGTTAAAAACCATTTCATTACATTTCGTTGACGGATTTTGGGGAACTGCAATTGCTTTTTTATTGGCAATTATTTTTCTCACAATATTTGAGGTAACTAAAAGATATTTGGTTAGAAATTTTTCCAGCGATTATATGGCTAATCGCAGAAAAATAAATCCAAAAATAGTTGGATGGGTTACTACCGCAATTACCATTATTGCACTCAGCTTTTATCTATCAATTGCTGGGTCAAAAAATTTGGCATCTACAAGTGTATTTAAAAACGAAGCGGTTGAAACACAAATTACATCAAAAACAGATAGCCTCACATCAATATATCAGGAGAAGAAAAAAATATATGAAATCGATAATGAACGATTAAGAACCGTTACTAATGACTTACGTGAAAAATTAGCCGAAACACCATTGGGGTATGTAACGGCACGTAGGGAATATCAAACAAGTATCGATAAAAACACTAAGGCAATTTCAGACAATCAAGCTGAAATAAGTAAAATTGACAATGAATTGAATGTTAAACTTACCGAATTAAAAACGGAATTGAATGTGTCAAAAGAAACACATAGAAGTGAAGACACAAAAAACATTTTCTTATTTATAATTATTGTAATATTCAATGAATTGATAATTATTGGCGGTATATATTTTAGAGAATATTTTGAACACACATTATTTGAATTGAATCAACAAAAGTTTGAAAAGATATATCAGAAGAAAGACAGGTATCGTGCGTTACTTTCATTCGTATATGGTGACGGTAAATTAGCACCGGGAGACCAAGTAATCCCCGGACAACAACTTAAAGAAATTGTTGCTGACAGAGCAAACATAGCAAATTCAAATAAAGTTGTTGAAGAATTCTTGCAAGATATGGATAGATTGAATATCTTTGTAACACATGGTAAAAGAAGACATATTGCAGCACCATATCACGAAGCAGTTGAAATTATCGAGAAATTTGATGATGCATTTAGAGTACTTGAAAATATGAAATAATAAGCATTCGCTAAAATTAGCGAGTCTGAATATCAAATAGTTATAAAATGGCATATTCTGAGTCAAAGGAAAAGGGTGAAATATTAAAAGAGGCGTTAAAAATCGTTGATGCACTTGCCAAAAGTGATTTGGATGGACTTGTTGAAAAATTTACGAGCGATGATTTTGACTACGATGCGTTGCAAAATCTCATAAAAAGAGCAAAAAAATTGAAGAATAACAGATTGTGGAAATTAAATTAAGACTATGAGCAAAACGAATTGGGATTTAAGATTTATGGAATTGGCTGACCACATTGCACAGTGGAGCAAAGATAGAAGTACCAAAGTGGGTGCAGTTATTGTGGTTGACAAAAATCCAGTGTCTATGGGTTATAATGGTTTTCCGAGAGGTTGCGATGACAATAAAGACGAAAGACATCAAAGACCTGAAAAATATGATTGGGTGTTGCATGCAGAAGAAAATGCATTGTTAAATGCAGCACGTAATGGACAGGCAACAAAAGGTGCTGATATGTATGTGAATTGGTTTCCATGTGCAAAATGTGCTGGTATGATAGTAAATGCCGGGATAAAAAGGATTTTTTGCGACAAAGAACCCGATTTTAATAATCCACAATTCGGTGCTGGATTTAAATTAGCAATACAAAAATTACAAGAAGGTGGCGTTGAAATAGTTTATATGGATTTTAATGCCAATAGAAGCGTAAAGCAAGTACTGGATATTGATGGAAATAGATAACATCACATATGGAGTTAAGGAAATTAACCACTATAAAACTCAAAACGTAAAAAATCAGATTGTTTTAGCTACGAGTTTAAGAAAGGGAAGTTATCATATTACCAGACTTCAGCACAAAGAATTTGGTAAAACGAAAAGATGGAATACGTTTACTGTAACAAGGGATGGTGTTGTTTATCAACATTACAATCCTAAATTTCATAGCGATTTTCTTGGTATAAAAGAAGCAGATAAGCAATCAATATCAATTGTGTTGGAAAACATGGGTTCATTGTTTCAAACACCAAGTGGTAAACACATTAATTGGCTGAATGAAATCTGTGATGAAGAAAATGTAATTGAAAAGAACTATCTTGGATATAGCTATTGGGAAAATTTTACTGAGGAACAAATCATAAGCACTGTTGAATTATGTAAGAAACTTTCAAGAGAATTTAACATACCTAAAAACTGCATGGAGTTCCATTATTTTCATAAGGACACCCTTAAATTCAGAGGAATCGTATTTAGGAGCAATTATATTCAAGATAGTAGTGACATTAATCCACTATTTGATATTGAGAAATTTAATGCCATGCTTAAAGGTGAAACTGATAGTGAATAGGTATTTATATAAGTATGAATAAGCTAATTCAAATAATAAACGAAGAAATTTCTGCAATAAGAAAAGGTAAAGACGAAGAAATCTTTGACTATCATTCTATTATTGAAGATGCATGGGATGACCCAAAACATGCTGCACAGGAATTTCAACGAATTCATTTTGATTTTGAAAATGATGATAGTACTGGTGAAAAGAAAAGATTTTTTGCTAAAGTAATGCTTAGAAAAGACCAACCAGTTAAAAATGAATTTAATGCTGAATTGATGGAAGCTGGTGGGGATTGGGAAATGCCTGTCATGTATTTCAGACTGGAATTTACTCATCAATACGGATTGTTGAGTGATAAATATGAAAAAAAACCTGAATATGTGTGGGATTTACCACGACATTATAGGGGATTGTATCATAATTTTGTTATCATTCCACCAGTTGAAGCAGGTAATAAACTTGTGAAGGGCGAAAGCGATAGTGGAAAATATGATTGGTTTGCTTATCAAAATGACGGACTTTCAAAAGAAGATGAAAAAAAAGCACGTATAACTCCAGAGGATAAGCAAAAAGCATGGAAATGGTTACAAGAATTATTATTAAAACTTGTTAATGATAGACATGAAATGCTTGATGATGATAATCGTGAATCAAAAATAGCGAAAGAACCAAAAGATTCTGCAGATTAAAAAGTATTTATATTAAATGTTAAGGTATGAACGATAAATCCACACCAAATCAAATGAGAATATTATTGCGCAGAATGCGTGGTGAAGAATTTGTGGTTAATGAAGAGACTCAAAAGCCAAAAAAAGATTTGACCATGCGTGATATGCTCAAAATTACTCGTAAGTTGAATGAAGAAATCGAAGTAGGCGATAAAAAAAAAGCGGTGAATAAAAAAACCGCTTATGACCAAGAAATTGAAGAAGAGAAAGTTAGGAATTTTTTTGATGATATGAATGTCAACATTAAGTTCCAAGATTTACAAGTATACGATAATTTGGTTTTTTGGGGTGGTACTGTTGATGGTGTTATTCAATTCGTTTATAAAGTAACCCCTGATGAAAGAACATCTGGCGTTGAATTTAATTATCTGGAAGACTTTTCACCGGATAATCCCGATAATGATGCGATTGTAAGCAAACTTGAAACATATTACGATACATTCTACAAATATTGGCGTGATAATGTAATACAGAAATAAAATAAAACCCGGTAATCCGGGTTTTTTATTGCCGATAATTAGTCTTTTCAAATATTTTTTACTATTTATTATAAAAAATTATAATTATGAAAGGCATTTGGTTGAAATTGTTAGGACTCATTAAGGGTAATAAAGTAACTACATTCATTGTGGTATTAGTATTGGCATTATTAGCAATTGTATATTTTCAGCATCAAAGAATTCAGCATTGGAAAGATAAGTATGATGAGGAAGTTAATATTGTTGACGTATTGAATGATAGTATAACGTATTATCAAAATAAACACAAGGAATGGGTTGCTGAAAAACAATCATTTCAAACCAGCATTGAAAAACTTGAAGAAATTAATGGTAAGTTAACTGATTTTCAGAAGGAATTGCTTGTTAGGATAAAAGAAATTGAAAAGAAAAACTCTATTATTGCAGCAGCACTCATTCAAACAAATGTAAAAATTGATTCATTGATGGATAAAGATGCTGGGGGTACGGCAGTTGTAGATACCACCAATAAAAAAATCAATTTCAATAATTTGGCATCCAGAGATAGTACCTTCAGATATGACATCGATGCCTTTAATGTGCTTCCAGCACATTTGGATACTAAGCCAACGTTAACATTTAATTCGATTCAGTTACCCAATAAGCAATTTGTTGATTTTTATTGGAAAGACAACAAAAAGAAAGGATATCCAGTAACGTTTAGCGTAAGCAATTCGAATCCATATTTTAAAGTAGTTAATCTCGAAAGCTATATAATTCCAAACGTTGATAAGAAATATCTTGACCCAAACGGTTGGCAGAAGATTGGTAATTTTATATTTAAAAATGGGAAGACAATACTTTATGTTAGTGTTGGTGCTGCAGCCGGAGCAGGTGCGGTTTATTTGCTAACGAGATAATATACCCCGTGAGAGGGGGACATTTTTAATTTTGTTGGAAAGAACGCACATTTGAATAAGATGTGCGTTCCTTTTTATTTAAAATCATTTTTTTAAGTTATTTAAGTATTTATAAACAACAGATAGACATAATATGAATGTAAATGATGTTAAGGGAATTGTAAATGATGAGATTAAAAAATTCGTTGACGATTCTTTAGATAAAGAAATGAAAAAGGTGCTACGTAATTCTAACAGTCAATCACGTGATGAATTGATTGCTACAATTAAGAATGCAATTGAGGCGGTTTACAAAGTATTATGGCAAAAAAGAGATTTCTGGAAAACAGATATTAAGTAATGAAAAACATTAAAGAAGATATTAGCTTTAAACCAACATTAAAAAAGCCTGTGAGCAAACAATCACAGAACTATGAAAAAAATTTTAAAAGAACCATGAATTCAACTGCACCGGATATTAAATTAAATGAGGTTGATGAATTGCTAACTGAAAAAGAACAATCTTTAAAAAAGAAAATTTTTAGCTTGGCAAAGATGGAAGCGTTAGTATTTTCTGACCCCAAATTAACTGCCGTTTACGATGAAATGGCTGAAAATGGTGAAGAAAAATATGGATATCATTACAATGAAACTATTATGAATATGATTTTCAATGATTATGTTCTTAATAGTCCGAAATATTTGCAAAAATATAAAATGGCGATTCCAAAAGAGAAAAAAAGGAGAGACCAGAGTGGCATTAACCAGTTAAAAAAAGCTGGTGAAAAACAAATGGCTCAAAGTGGTTTACTGAAGCAATCAGAAAAACCACAGAAAGAATTATCCCCAAGCGGTCTACCAAAGGATGGTGTTGCTGAAAACGCAGAACCTGCAACAAAAGTTCAGTTTTTGGTGAACGAAAAAGACCCGGAAAATCCAGATGTATTTGCATATTTTCCAGAAGAAAATCATGATGTTGCTGGTAAATATAAAGTAGGATACTCACACATTGGGCAGCACTCTGCTGTTGACCCACGATATGCTGCTGAAAGCAGACCCGCAACCCCTGAAGAATATGCAAATCTTAAAGCTGAACTTGAAGGTACTGGTTATAATCTTGAAGTGATTGAAGGTGAAATGAATGAAACCACAAGTGCTGGAAGTGCTGGTGGTGCTGCCGGATATGTTGGTTATGCCGGTCCTGCTGCGTGGGGTAGTGGTGATTTGATGAAAACAAAGGGAAAATCGAATGTGATGAGGAAACCAATCTTCCCCGGTGGAAGTATTATTCAAGAAAGTAATTATTTAACTGACCCAAGTGGCTTTGAAGAATTTATCGAAATGTTAAATGAACAATCTGATATTGACTACATTCAAAAACACAGTGAAGCATTTGGAAGTTTAGACAAGATGAGTCCAACAGATAGGAAGATAATAAAAAAAGATATTCAGTCGGGTACTATGGATACACCAAATTTAGACGAAAAAGCTAAGTCAAAAGCACAACAGCGTTTCATGGGAATGGTTCACGCTATTCATAAGGGCGAATTAAGTCCTGACGAAGTTGGTGGTGATGTGGCAAAAGCTGCTGCTGGTATGAGAAAAAAAGATGCTGAAGATTTTGCAGGTACAAAACACAAAGGATTACCAGAAAAAGTTGATGAGAAATCAGTAATGACTCCTGCTGAAACTGCAAAAGGTAGGGAAGCACAACCAATGAAAGGATTACCACCTTCTGAACACAATCCTAAAGTATATCCGAAACTAAACGAGTATTTATTACCAAATGCTCTTATTGGTAGCGATGTTGTAGACATTCAACCAAGAGCAGGTGAAGTACCATTTATAATTGGTGATGGTAAATATCAATTTGAAACGGCAACATATGCTGACGGAAGAAAAGATATTGTTGTATATAGTTTCAAAGATGACGTATATTATGATTATGCTAAATGGAAAGAAGCTATGAACATAAATGAAGATACACAAACTATGATACAGAATAACGGAACATCGATGTCTAACAAGGCAACACCTGCTGGCGACCAAAGCAGTAACATGGATACTGGCGCAAGGTCAAGTGGTGGTATGAATGAAGAATTAGAATCTGCCAATAAATTATTGGAAGAAGTAAATAACGAATTGGAAGCATTTTCAATTCACCATAATAAATTAGTAAAAATGAGCGAAGACAGAAAACCATCAGCATTGGTTCTTAGAGACCGTCTTGGTAATGAAAATGAAAAGAATTTCAAATCAGATATGCAAGGCAGTGACACAAAACAAGTCATTAAAGTTGAAAAAGAACTTCAATGGAAAGACCAACAGACTGATGTTGGTAATGACCCACAAAAATTAGCACAAGATATTGAAAAGGCTGAAATTAAAGCAACTGATGCTAAAGGTGACGAAGCACTTAAAAATGTTGGCGATTCAGCAAATGATAAAGGTGATGAAATTCCAAAACGTAATTTAAAAGATGAGGAACAACATGAGGTTGATATGTATCGTCTTGGACAGCACAGCTTGGTTTATGATAATGAACCGGGTAAACGTTTTGAAGACCGTATGAAGGCTGATATGGGTGAAGACATCTATAAGATGAGACAAGAACAAATGAAATTCCGTGCAAAAGCACCTATGTATAATAAAGACCCACAACCTGTTGAAGACACCACATCAGATAAAGTTCAATTCAATAAGGAACAGAGTGGTTGGAATGAAAGAGAAGGACTTAAAGAATCAATGATTACTGGAAGGTATCGTGATGCTTTAAATAAGAGCCGTATTGTTGATTTTACATTGAATGAAGTTAAGGTTGTTGAAAAACTTGAGGAAAGTTTATTTGAACTTGATTTTACCGGACTTGGCAACTCACTTTACAGTAGGTCAGTTAATAAATCAATTGCAATTAATGAAGCAGTTGTTAATGCACTTGAAACACATAAATTCTTCACCAATGGCAAAGATGTGTTTGCTGTGAAGAATCAGGCAGAAAAAATAAATGAAAGCGAACAGAAGGTTGAAAAGCCAGTGGTAAATGAACAAGTAAATAAAATGAAGCATTTGCTTGACTATAAGCCAAAAAATTTCGTTGATACCAAAAATGTAAAGAAGAATCGTGGATTTTAATCGAGTATTTCATAAGAATATGGGAACAACAATAACTAAAGAGCAATTCTGGGCAGCATATAATAAATTTCTTCCAAACATTTGGACGAGATTTATCTTTAAATATTTTTCGAAACAGACAAAGGAAGAAGATAAGTGGTTGAAAAATATTTTTATTGGTGTTGAAGTTGCATTATTTCTTGCAGGTATGTTGGGAACAATTCTGGAATGGAGTAAACTTGCAATTGGAATACCAACAATAATATTTGGAATACTGTTGGTTGTTCTTGTATTGGGTGGATTTGTTGCGGTTTTTATGAATAATTTCAGGATAGGAAAAATTAGAAAAGAACTTGGTGGAATCAGTAAAGAAGAATACAACAGGCTTGTCGAAATCTATTCCGAATAAGAAAAATTTTAATTATATTTGAGGGATGCTGGTGTAAATAGCATCCCTTTTTATTTTACTTAATACTGAAGTATTTATAGAAAAATATAATACTATGAGTTGGTTTAATTTGTTTGGTGTTTTAAACGATAGTTTAAAAAAAGCTGAAAGTCAAAAAAATAAAGAAAGTGTAGAACTTCTTAAATTAGACTTAAACGGAATCATTCAGGTTGATTTTCCTGATAATCAATATTTCAGAGAACAAACTGATAAGAAACAAATTGTATTGCACCATACAGTATCTGGTCAGGGTGTTGATGGCGATATCGCATGGTGGAGACAAACTGTTGAAAGAATAGGAACTGCAATCATCGTTGGCTGGGATGGTAAGATATATCAGTGTTTTTCAAGTAAATATTGGGCGCATCATATTGGTTCAAAAGCTGCAAATAATAAAGCATTAAATATGGCTTCAATTGGCATCGAAATAGATGCTTGGGGTGGGTTGATGCGTTATAATAGACAGT